ATGGACAGTTCCATCTTCATCTATTCTCTCTACTCTTAATAATGTTTCTGGAGTAATAGTGTCATAGACAGGATCTCCATCCCATTGCCAAGTTGTAGGAGCTGATACCATCTCATCATCAGATGGGATATATGGTTCAACTGAAGTTTCATAAGTTACTTCAGTGGCTTTTGTAGCCTCAGGGCAGTCACAATCTTCTGGTGTTTCAGTTGGTTTCTTACAAGAAACTAGTAATAGTACTAGGAATAATAGGTTTATTGTTTTCATTGAATTAGTTTTTAAATGAATCACAATGCTCTCCCTCCATCTATGTAGTGAAGAATTGTCGGCTTTAATGGAAAGAAAAGACTTCCATGATGGGCTAAGAGAGCATGTAATTCAAAGGTTTAGTTAAAAATCCTCATTGCTCCCTGAATGTGTCAGCTTGCTTCTTGACCTTGTTAACTTAGGTGCATTATTCATCTCAATGAGGATTCTATTTGGTGCTTAAGTTTATACTCCTGGAGCACCTATCTGAGTTAACTGTCCATTCATCATCCTGATTACAGGCATGTATAGTCTTATGACTACTAAGGCTTGGACCAAGCTGTTTAAAAAGTAACATTACATCTCAATCATGGTAGGCTGCTAAATCCTACTTTAATTCCCTAATTAGATGAGTGAGCCAAGAAACCTGGACTAAGGTGCATTGTTGTTCCGTCTTATGCTAACTGACCTCAATTGTTAGAGGTGTAAAAATCTGCTTCATTGGGACTTCAGCAACAAGCTCCCTAAGTCTTGTCTGGCCTATCCAAATACCACAGATGTTTTAATTAGGTTTTACAAGATAATAGTATGTACCATCTTTAAAGTTTAGAGTATCAACTATGATTAGTTGTTTATCAACTATGATTAGTTGTTTATCAACGTGTTGCTTAGTATTTTGTTTGACACTAATTGCTCTAGTAAATATATACAATAGTGAAACAAGTAAAATAATAAAAATTATCTTGAGATTAGTATTGTCTTTATGTATGCTCATAATAAATGGCTATTAGTTTATATTTTTAGTATTAATGAAGAGATTGAGAATGATGAAAAGTGGTGCTCTTGTTGTAGCACACACTTTCCATCAGCATTTCAATAAGATTGTAATATTCAATGACCACTATTTCAAGGAGTTACGCCTTATGCTAGTTATACACATCTATATAGTTATTGTGTTGAGTTAACAACACAGTACATACCTAATTAAAGATATGTACTGTATTGTCAGAGCTTGACACATTGACAAGGCATGCATTTTCCATGTCATCATTTTCAATTAAGAAAGCTAAATCTTTCTCAAAATTAATGTCTGCCTGACATTTCCATTTCATGTCTTTAGAAGCAACAAATAGTTTCCCAGTATTTGGGTTTCTAACAACATCAGCTTTAGTGATATTGTTTGCTTCTTTGAATTGATCCCAAGTCATAAATGTTACATTGTTTGACTTTGACGGAGTTGTAGCTGTATTTCCCATTTTGTATGATATTAATAGGGTTAAAAAAAAAAGATTAATACTCACATATTAGTGAGGGTTTTGAGATAAGGAACCCTAGTATGAAGAGTACAAAGAATTGCGCTATCACCTGCAATCTATGTACTCCATACTTAGTGAGGGTTTTGAGTAGAGATACTCTTGGCAGATATGCCCCAAGTGTTTCCACTCAGGGCAATGCCAACTCTGCAACCTAGTTAAAGGTGTGCAAAGTGTTGTCACTCTCTGTGACATTAACTAGACAAGCACTATCATAGTCCTCATCCTCTACTAGGAATCTCATTGGCAGGTCAAAGTCAATGTCCCCTTGACATTTCCATCTACGGCTACCACTAGCCACAAACAGCTTACCTGTGTTGGGATTCCTAACTACCTCTGCTTTCTTGATATCGAAGATATCTTTGAATTCTTCCCAAGTGAAGAAGTCCACATTATTAGTTGTGGTATCTGCAACTGGTGCAGCTACAGCTGCTGGTCTACGAGTTGTTTTAGGTGTACTCATAATCAGTATAGAGGTTGCCTGTACCACCTCCAAGGTTTTAATTAATACTCAATGTTTCGTGAGGGTTTTGAGTTAGATACTAATATCTGCCCCCAAGTGTTTGCAAGCCAATTAACCCGCAGGGGGTGTTATACTTGCCAAAACTTAGTGGGGGCTTTGCGTGGAGGTACCTCACACTTTCATTACCAACCAAAAAATTTTTACCAAAAAATTTTTACCAAAAAATTTAACTCTCTCAATGTTGGACTTTAAATATTATTATTAACTTTGCTAAAGATTAAACTGAAATATGACTGTAAAAGAACTCAAGGAAAAGTACCCATTATATCCTGTGGTTAAGAGAGAAGAAGTAGCTGAAGGTATTAAATTCAGTACTTTAGTTAGAAAAAAGTATAGTGGTAAATACTATTTGATTCCTATATGTTATATAGGAGAAACTGAAGCTAGAGCTGTGCACACTCTTCATGTTAATGTACATAAGTATTTGATGTTAGGAAAACGTGTTCCTCAGGATAGGTTAGATAATGAGCAAGAATGTGAAACTATAAGGTTAAATAAAGATTAGAAGTTATGTCAAAAAATGATCAATATAATTCAGTAGTTAGTTACTATCATGACAAGGATAAGCCTTCTACTATTACTCATACAGTGCTTACTGGTAAGACTTTAAGGAGATTGTATGTTAATAGACAGTGGCAGATTCAAGTTAAAACTTGGAGAGATAATGGTATTGTTCCTCACTGTAAAACAGATGAAGAAAAGCAAGAGTTAATCAACACCTGGTCAAAAGAAGCTGAAGTTCTTTATCCAGCTGAAGGAGATTACAGGGTAAAAGTCAGAGATGATGAAGGTAATAGTGTCCCTATTGGCAGTGAAGTAGAGCCTATTATAGATGAATTACAAGTTGAAGAGTCTATCTGTGATACACTGGTTCCTGTCTGCATTGACAGAAAAGTGGTGTTTCAGATATGTAATTCTAACTCTCAGATAGATGACAATTTTGATATTTATCTTAATGGAGTTCTTATTGGAGCTGTAGATTTGAATGCTCCTGCTCAAGTAGGTTCTGTATTTATTGGGGATTTGAACCCTGCTCTTAGTATTACAGCTTCAGATTTTGATTGTCCTTTAGTGGATATGGTAGTTTATAGATTTGATCCAGCCATTCTACAAAGACAGAATGTATTGGAGATGAGAAACACTCAGAATAATGCTAACAGTAATGCCGGAGCTATTGGAGTTAGAAATTATTTGCTTACTGGTAATGACTTATCTGATCCTTGCCCTATCACTGATTTGATTTATAATGGAGTCTCAGGTATAGATTTTACTTTTGATTTTGAGTACACACAATGTTGTAATTAATAGTATATGAAAATAATTCAAAAAGGAATCATTGGGTTAAAAGATGCCCAATATTACATTTACCACCTCAGCATTATAAACCCCTTTTTGCCCATAGAATTGACTCCTAAAGAAAGAGAAGTCTTAGGGAATTTTATGGCGTTTAAAGGAGAACTTGCTGATAAGAATAGGTTTGGAACTTCTTTTAGGAAAGAGGTTAAAGTTAAACTTGGGATGTCAGATGGGGGCTTGAGCAATCACCTTTCTTCTTTGAAGGAGAAGGGAGCCATTAGAGAAGATTTGGGGGGTGTTATTGTAATAGCTCCTATCTTGCTTCCTGAGGAAAAACAACAATTTTATCAATTTAAAATTGTACAAGAGTAATGAGAAAACTTCATCCTGAATTGGTAGCTGAATTCTACAATAAAATTAAGCATACTCATCCAGATATGACTTTAGAACAGTGTAATGATATTGTATCTGCTCCATTCAGACAGCTAAAGGAAGGAATTACTAATGGAAATTTTCCTACTGTAAGATTAAAGTTTTTTGGTACATTTGTGGTGTATCCAAAAAGGGTTGAAGCAATACTCAAGAATTATACTAAGATGTTTAAGGAGTGTAGAATGACTCCTGTCAACTATTTTAAAAAGAAAGGTCAACTTGAAAACTTCTTAAAAACAAAAAAGAATGAGCCAACAGATAAATTGGATTAACATTAAGTCCTACATTCAAGGAAATGTTAGAATGTGGTTTTACTATAACAAGTATTTGAAGTTTTTACTTCCTGTACACATCTCTGAACAAATTGCCCACAGACTTCTTGTTATGAGAAAAGAGTGCTTTACAAATGGAGCTTGTTTAGAATGTGGCTGTGCTACACCTGCACTTCAGATGGCAAATAAACCTTGTGCCGGTAATTGTTATCAGGCTATGATGGGTAAGACAAAATGGGCTTACTTTAAAGCGTTTTACAAACCTTCTATAAAAATTTAAGTTATGAGTTATTTCACAGAATCAGAAATCAATTTTGGAACCATTAGACAAGGTAAAACAAAAGAATTTATCTTTAAAGCTATTCCAACTATACCACAAGTTAAAGACATAATAGCTTCTTGTGGTTGTTCAAAACCCAGCTTTAACCCTACTACAAGAGAGTTGAAAATTACTTACAAAGCAGGTAACATACCTAAACAGGTTCAAGGAAATCAAGTAGTTAATGTATTGATTTCTGTAATCTATACAAATGGAACTTCAGAGGCACTGTATATTAAAGGAATTAAATTAAGATAGATATGTCAACACTAAAAGTAGAGGATTACCTCAGATTGGCTAAGACCAATCCAACTGTAGCAAAAGAATTTGAATTGTTTAAAGAGCATTTCTTTAGTAAGACTCTTGTATGGGAAGGAGTTAGGAATCCTAAAGCTGGAGGAAACTTGCATAATGTAGCCGGAGACTCAGGAGGATGGACATTATGGGGAATAGCTTACAATTCTAATTCAGGACTGTTTAAAAATTTTGATGATTTTAAAGACACTACTTATGAAGAAGCTGCTGCCATTGCGTATACCAAGTATTACAGAGCTATCAATGCTTTTATACTTCCTTTTGAATCTAGGCTTATGTATTTTGATACTGCTTATAATATGGGAGTCTACAGGGCTATTAAAATTATGCAAAAGTGTGCAGGAGTTCCTGCTGATGGGGTTATAGGGCCTGCCACTAGAGAAAAGATGCAGTATGTAACTGAGGATTGTCTCTACAGAGAGAGAAATACTTTCTATAATCAGCTTGTGAGAAACAACATCAAGCTTGGTAAGTTTTTAAAAGGATGGTTGAATAGATCAATTGCAATATTTAAAGTGTAAATTATGTCAAAAAAGTATAGACTATATGTGGTACACTATGGTTGCATTTTCAAATAGGAGTTAATGTAATTGGGCTTCCTGATTTTCATAGTATGGCTTTGATTATATCAAAGACTATCAATGAAGTAGATGCCAAAAAAGAAGGATTATTATGAGTTTATTATTTACTATAGAGAATAAAGTAGTGAAGCCTCACACAGAGACTTTACTACTTTCTCCATTTAAAGAAATCTGGGAAAGAGATAAAAATCCTGGAAAATTTGAAGCTACTAATGAGTTTACTTACATTGAATTTATGGTATCAGTCAAGAAGAGTAATCCTTATAGAGGATATGATGAAGCTGAAAGACATAGAAGACTTGCCAAAGATGTGATGAACAATGAAGACTACAAACCAGATGAGTTTGTATGTGGTGGTATGGCTTCTTTAATTGAGTTTCAACAAACAGCCTCTACTACATATAACTACTATATGTCAGCTAAGAGAGCTATATATAAAGTGCAGACTTTCTTTAATACATTTGACCTAGATGCTAGGAATGAAAAGACTGGTCTTCCTATATATAAACCAAGAGATGTAACCATGGCTGTAAATGATACTGAAAAAGTGTTACAGAACTTCTCCGCTTTACAAGAGAAAGTTGACAATGAGCTTTTTGAAAGTGTCAAAGTCAAAGGTCATAAAGTTGTAAGTAAATTTGCAGATCCCTCAAGCCTATAATTATGATAGATTTACATGCAAGAAAAGAAGACTTCTTTGTACCTAAAAATTTCACACCTGATAAACAGGTGCTAATTACAAAGGCTATCAAAGAAGTAAGCCATAAGCTGCACAGAGGAAAGGTACAGTTTACCGGTAAAACAAATTGTGCAGAAGAAACAGAATGTAGTATTCTAAATAGTGCTTTTACTACACCAACCAAACTGTTTAAAGTAAAAACAGTTTTTGAATTTTATAGTAGTGAGTCAGAAAAAAGGTATTGTTTTTATCTTATAAAAAGAAGAGAAACCTTACTACACAGTTTTTCAAAAATGTACCTTCTATTTTCTTTACCTAAAAGGTATAAATTATTTAGTATATGAGTGATGTATATTCAGATGGTAAGCTTGGAGCTATAAGAAACCCTGATGGAATTTGGATTAACTCCCAAGTCTTCAGAGAAGAAGCTCTGAACTTTAAGAAATATGGTAAGTATTGTGCTGATCCTGAAGGAAGTCCAGACTGGGAAAACTATTGGCAGACTCAAAGAAGAAGATGCCGGGATGGTTATTCAGTGGGTGGAGTAAGGATTACAGGTGACCACTATTTTTATCTGAATTACTGTCCTATTCTAAAAGTAGATGAAAAAGATGGTCCAAAAGCTAGAGGTAGACAAGTAAGAAAAGGAGCTAAAGAGACTGATTTTGCTGACTTTTGGGATGGAGATTATAATTTTTATTGGGCAAGAGAAATTGCTAGAAATGGTGTAATTGAAAGTGGATTACTCACACCTGAAGAAGCTTATGATGTTTATAATTTACCTGATGCGGAGCAGTTACTTAAGGCTCAGCAACTTTTTGACCAACTTGGACTGGCATATACTATTGAACCTGACTACCTCTTTGGTGGATATAACCTTATTGTAGGTAAGTCTAGACAGAGGGGTTATTCATATAAGAATGCATCTATTGGAGTAGTCAACTACTTGACAAGACCCAACCTATCTACTATATTTGGAGCTGAAGATAAGAAATACCTTTATCCAAAAGGTATTTTTACTATGGCAAATAACTACCTTAACTTTATTGGACAGCACACACCTTGGGCATATCCAAGAGATGTTGTAGATCAAGCCGGTAAAGGTCACTTCAAAGCTTCTACTATTGAAACTAAGAATGGTGTAAAAGTTGAAGTAGGATTTATGTCAGAGATAATCTCACTTACATTTAATGATAATCCTGATGCTGCAAGGGGTAAAAATGCACATGATTTAATATTTGAAGAGTCTGGTTCCTTTGGTACACCAGGGCTTCTCAAAGATTCCTACAAAGCTTCTGAAGATTGTGTAATGTCAGGAGATATGAAGACAGGATTAATTACAATCTTTGGTACATCTGGAGATATGGAAGGTGGTACTGCGGATTATGCTGAGATGCACTCTGAACCACTTAGATTTGGATTACTTCCTTTTCAGAATATTTGGGATGAAGATGCAAAAGATACTAAATGTGGTTTCTTCCACCCTGTGAATTGGAATATGCAAGGTTACTATGATGCTCAAGGTAACTCAGATATAGAAGGAGCTAAAGCAGCTGAGCTTGCTATTAGAAAGACAAGGATTGACCATGGTGCTACTTCTGCTGATATTCAGTCTAGAGGGCAAGAAAAACCACTTACTCCATTTGAAGCATTTGGTATGGTTTCAGTAAATAACTTTCCAGTTATTGAATTAAAGAAACAGCTTGAAATAGTAAAGGCCAAGCATCTTAATACAGTTATGGGAACTCCTGTAAGATTGTATTATGACTTTGAACAAAAAAGAGTAAAGGCAGAGCCTATCTTAGATGGCTCAGCTAATCCAATTTATAAATATAAGTATGATAATACCTCTCTAGAAGGGTGTCCAATCATTTATGAGTATCCTCCTGAAGTCCCATTTAGAGGGGCTTTTAAAATTGGATATGATCCATACCGGCAAGAACAAGGAACCTCTTTATCTGCAATTTATGTTTATAAGAGTGTAATTATAGGAGACAGAACCAAAAGAATAATTGTTGCTGAGTATGTAGGTAGACCTGGAGAAGCTGATGATGTGAATTACATTGCTAGACTTTTTGCAGAGTTGTACAATACTACTATTA